TAACAGAAGTAATGGCTGCGGTGTTAGACCATAAACCAGCAGTAAGAGATGAGTACCCGCCTGATGCGTTGTTCTCTTGCACCATATCTAGGCTTACGCTTTTATTGCTAGAACCTGCATAATTTGGAATATATATTTCGCCATTACCAAAGGTGCTAGAAGTGGCACTTGCCCCATCTATGTAGTTTCCAATTAAGTAAGTTGAGCCACCCGTGGCTGCGGTGTTGGTTTCAGAACCCACAGAACTGTTGCCGTTATAAAGGATAATGCCTGTATATCCAGTTCCAGAGTTATTAAAGGTAATCTTTAATTGGTCTATGACTGATGCTCTGTCTGTTCTTAAAGACAATTTTAAGCAAAGGTCTGTATAAGTTCCAGCAATAGAAGTAAAATCTATATTTGCAGCCCCGCCCGACCCGACTGTAGAAGAAGCGATTAACTCAAATGTATTTGGCATTATGCGCTCGCAATTCCGTAGAGGGTAAAGGTAGTTCCCGCAGAAAAAGTAATCCCGCCTTGACCTGCAAACAATTGCAAGGTGTTAATTGCAGACGTTGAACGCCATAACTGCGCTGATGCTTCAACGTCAAAAGCAGCACCACCATTACGAGCAATCATTGTCTTGAACGTGGTTGTGTTGGAATAATTCTGAAAGTTCATTATCCAAGTGCCGCTGGACGCTCCACTTTGCTCAAAGAAAGTAAAATAAGAAAAGTTGGTGCGGCGCGTTGATGTAGCAGAGCCAGTCGTTCTGCCAATAATGGCTGTATTGCTGTAATTGTTGCCAGTATCTATTGACCCATTTCCAACTCGGGCTTCTACTGATTGAGCTGCACTAGTAAAGAAATTACATACAACAACCAAATCTGTGTAGGTTGTTGGAATAGAACTAAAGGTGTAGGAGCTAACACTAGAGCCCAGCGTGGTAGTGGCTATCGGCGTGTAAGTAGAACCTGCGGGCATTTATCTATCCTTTGATTCCGTAAAGGGCGATTGAAGAACCAGTCGCAAAAGCGTCTGCATTGAATGAAATATCTATGCGGTTAATGGCAGAAGTAGAACGCCAGTTGCCAGAGTTAAAAGCAACCTGACCAGAGCCATTTGCATCGTATCCGTTAAGGCTGCGGGTTGTCTTGTAGATATTAGTGTTTGCATATTCTAAAATATCAAAGATGGCAACGCCATAAGTGTTTGATATGTTTGCAGGGAAGTCAAAGTAAAAGTTAATGCCCGACATATTGGCATTACCTGAAGCCGCTACTGCTGATCCATTGGCGTTGATGTAGTGCGCTGAATAGTTTGAACCTGAATCAGAGTTGAACCTAATTGGGAAAATGTATTGCGTTGAGCCGCTACCAGTATTTTTAATAAACCAGCGCAGTTGAAGGTGCTTAAACGTACTTGGAATGGAAGTAAAGGTCAGAGTGCCACTTGAGCCGTTGCCTGTCGCTGTGGCAATAGACTCATAGGAATTGGTTGACGCTGAAACCCCTGTCCCATGAATAGCTGCTATTTGATTAAGCAATTGCGCCTACCACGTACCAAGTGTCGGTTGCTGTCTTAATGCAGACGGCTGACTTGTACTGTGCAAGGGTAGGGCTTGCTGCTGTTGCCCCTGCTGATAAGACTGTGGTTGTGGCTGGAGTAACTGCCGAGATCGTGCAAGTACCAGCACCGATGTTAAGGACTGTAATGGCTGTGCCTACTGGGAAGGCAACAGAGGCATTGGTTGGGAGCTTAAAGGCAATGGCTGTTGCCTTGTTCATAATCTCTAGGACTTGGTACTGATCCGCTAGGACTGCTGTGTAATCGGTTGTGTTAGCTGTACCGACTGTAAAGGTTGGAAGGCTGTTATAGGTAGCCGCAGTTAATACGTCTCCTGTTGTGACTGGAAAGGTTGCCATGTTGCTCCTAATAACTCAAAGTTGATGTGCCGATTATACCAAAGATAGTGCTTCCAATAATGAATCCGTCCACTATTGGCTCAAGCGTGGTGATTGCTACTTGCATTTTGTTTGCTGTTATATCCCAAGCGAAGCCCTGCGCCTGTAATGTCTTGGTGATAGTCGAGCCCGACTCTGTGACGTTTGTGATTTCTAGGTTGTCAAAGTAATCGAGCCCAATAAGGGTGTCAGTTGGCACGTCTGGGTCTAGCAAGTCCACCAGCATCTCGTCAATACGGATGGTGGTCTCCTTGCGGGTGTTCACATAGTTCTGGGCGATTCCTAGCACGATGTCATCTGTCTGCGCTACGAGGTTCTCTTGTGTGAGGCTGTGTGGGAAATACTTGTCAATCGAGGACTGGCTATAAACCAGTTGAGCTGTGCCGCCTACGCGGTTGAACTTGACATCGTTAATGATGAGCTTGTCATCAAAGGCATACTTGACGTTTCTATAAGGAATCCCTGTGGTCTGGTTAAAGGCGATAGAAGGCTCACCAAGGCTAGAAGTAACCTCTGTGCGGTTGAGATATACCGCTGTGCCGTCTGCGCTCATGTAGAACGCTCCTAGCCCTTCAGAGAACTCTGCGTTTTTAATCGCATCTAGGGTGGAGCGGTTGGTTGCTGGATCAGCCACGCAGGTTGAGACTCCTGTAGAGATTGAGCGCATAGATGCAGGGAACGAGACGTTATCCAGAATCTTGTTGATGCGTGTGCCTGTGTCTTGCCCTGCTGCTGTATCTGGGATAGTGCCCACGTTTGACATCTGCAAGAGTCTAAAGCCATCTGTGCACATGATGTCCACGTAGGCGGTCTCCTGCCCTACAGGGAAGGTGTAGCGATAGTCATTCACATAGCCAGAGAATAGGAAGTGTTCTGCTGTCGCTGTAGTAGCAGAGATACGCAGCTTACGAAGTGGCACAAGATAGCCAAAGTAAGGGCTGGAAGGGTTCTGCGGGTTGAAGTACCCTAGCGGGTCGAGGACTCGGACAATGGCTGTGCCAGCGTCATAGGTGTCCTTCATGACGTTACGACCACGCCTGATAGAAATGCTATAAACGTCTGGAGTTAAATCAACTGTTGGAATGATGACATCAGATGAGCCAAAGGAATTGACCCCAATGACTCCGTTATCTGGTGAACCAATCACAAAGCCTGACCCGAAGGTTGCCCCGCCAGAGAAGTCGAAGCTGACTGCTATCTGTGCGGGTAGGCTCATAAGAAGAATCCAGAGTAACGCTCTAGTTGTGCCACCTTGCCAGAAGATAGAGAACTGTTCTGTAGGTTGCGGGCAATAGTCTCGGTGAGGTCTTGCTCGGATATAACTGATCCTGCAACGTTCACCACAACTGTGCTGCCAGCGTTAGGGTTGTAACTCAAGCCAGTCATCTGGTTGTAGGAGATCATGCCGTCTGAAGGGTAGGCAGATACGTTTGTCGCTGGTGGTGTTGGAACGCTTGTGTTGCCTTGTGGCGATGTAGGTACTGGCGCGTTAGTCATAATCGCTGCTGCTTTGCCAGCCAAGTAAGAAAGGTAAGCATCGAGATACTCAAATGGGTTGCGAGCATTAGGCAAAGCGGTTAAGAATCTTGCAAGGTTGCCTGAAGCATCTTGCGCCTTAAGAATCTGGTTGGTGAGGTCTCTGGCTACTGCTTCGTTGCCGTTAAGGATTGCAAGCTGCGCCTGTACGCGCATTGTTTCCTCTTGGGTAAGTTTGCCTTTGAGAGCTGCGACAAGTTGAACCTGTTCTAAGTCAAAGATTGAGGCAGACTTCTTAAGGCTGTTCTGCTTCTTCTGCTCGGCTGTCAGAGCCTTTGTAGATGCAACCTGCTTCTTAGTTAGGGCTGCAACTTCCTTGGCTCTTTTAGCGGCTGCTGCCTCTGCTTCGCGCTGCTGGCGTGTGCGGATTGCTGTACCTGCTGGTGAGGCTGAACGTCCGCGAGAGACTGTCGGGGTGCGGTCAAGAGTTCTGGCGAGCAAACCATCTGCGCCTGTGAGACCGCCAAAGGAAGTGAGAAAATCTAAACCTTTGTATAACTTGCTTAAGCCGTTAATGGCTTGGGCTGTAGCCATCGTAATGGCGTTGATGCCTTTGGCGATATTGTCAATAGTCTTGGCTGCATCGCTGGCTTGTGATCCACCACCAAGGACTGCAAAGGCGTTTATCAAGCCTTCACCGATTGACTCCTTTGCTCGCTCTGATGAGACACGCAGAGTGTCTAACTTGAATGATGTAGTGGTGAGGTAGTCCTGCGCTGCTCCAGCAGACTTAGCCAGCATGATGCCAAGGATGTCGTTGAATGACCTCGTTGTAAGTTCTGCGCGGGTAAGACCTGTGTTGTACTTGATAAGTCCGCGAGTGATGCCTACATAACCCTTGCCTAGGTCTGTGGTGACTGTGGCTAAATCTATGCCTGTGGCGCGGCTAATCTGGATAGCATTGTTAAGCAGCTCTTGAGACTTGGTTAATGATCCTGTGATGTTAAGTAAAGACTGAAAGGCTGGGCGTAGTACGTCATCTGATATTGCCGCGCTTTGTTCTAGACCAGCAATAAAGGAAGCAACCTGCACCTTGCTAAATGAAAGTCCTAGGTTATCGACTGCGCTGGATAGTCTGCGAGCTGCTGCCTCATCCTCTGCAAAGGCTTTAACTGCTGCCTTGCCATAGGCTGCCATAGCGGATGCGCCAAGGGTAATACCTAGAGTCTTGCCAAGTTGCTTAACTGTCTTATCAAGACGCATGGCGGCATTGTCAGCATCCTTAAACGCTTTCTTGCCTACGAACTCCGCCGCTATATCGACTCTTAAGTCTGCCATTACTTCTTCACCTTTGCATTGAACTTAGCGGCTGAACGCTCGATAGCCTTGATTACTCCTGCTGTGGCTTTGCCCTGATCTTCCTCAAAGGCTCTGAAGATTGCTCTACCTGTCATTTTCTGCTTATCGCCCTTTAGTTGTCCACCGAGGCGTGGCGTAAAGTTGCCTGTAACGCCTGACTTACGTCCGGCAGTTTCGTAGATTGCGCCTGCTGCGCCTTTGTTAAATATAGATGCTAAAGCCCTGAAGCCTGAACGATTGGCTTTGCTAGGGCTTGTCTTGTAGCTGATACTACGGCGGGCGATGGTGGCATCGTAAAAACGATTAGCCCAGCGACCTTTGGCGTTAGGACGTTTCAACCATCCGCTTGGAGCTTCTGCGTTTGATGGCAAATATCCGCGAGCATCCTTAACTACTGGCTTAAGAAAAGCCGTAATCTCTTTGGTTGTCTCTTTGGCTAATTCTGGCTCGAACTGTCGCAAGGCTTTACGATAAGCGATTACGCCTTGGATTTTTGTTGGCATCGCTTCGCTCCTTTGCTATGTCCTTTAATACCTGTACATGAGCCTTGAAAGCCATCGGAGAAAGTTCC